ATATTTATTTGGAACTTGTTTTCATTTTATATATGTCTTTATGATTATTGGAAAATATTGCCGACATTAAAAGATAATAAGTATTATGTGTTAGCTCAAACGCAGGGACTACTATCTACTGATAACTTTGAATTTGTAGCTGAATATTTCCCTGTACGAGGATTGAATTTTACTAGTGAAGTTTGTGGATTAACTAGGCGCCAGTTACCATCTGGAACATTGAAAAAAGGAGATGTTCTTGAATGGAAACTTGATAAAAGGAACCCATATGATAAATATGCAGTGCAACTTTTTAAAGACGGGATTGATATAGGGTATGTTAAGACTATTCATAGTAAGGTCTTTCATGATTCTAAATATAAAAAATTTAAAGTAACAGTGAAAAGTGTAGAACAAAATGGGCACCTAAATAGAGCTTTCATAACTATTACTACCATAAATAATAAATAAGTAAACAGTAGGCAGCTTATTGAGCTGCCTACGGTTTATTCTTCTTTTTCTTCCAGATCCACTTCTACGTGACTTCCTGGTTTCCAATCTCCAATATCAGGATCAAGATTGTTCTCAGTACTATCTACTACAGTAGGAGTTGTATCTATTTTATGTATCTCAATTTGCTTTTTCATAACTCTACAATTTCTCCTATAAACAAAAGAAAGCAGAGTTTGCTCGCAAAATGATATTTGTTTAATTATAAATAGTCTTTTCCCAATCATCCAGTACCGTCATTTCCCATTTGGGAAACTCCGGATTAATATAGGTAACTGAGCTACCATATACAGAGAAACTTTTGCCCATAAATTCACTTATTGCTTCATCTTCTCCCTTTTGTAGACAAATATTCATGAAAATGTGCATCTCATCCCAATTGGTAGGTCCAATGAACAATGATTCAACAAACTTACCTTTAATTGGGATGCCTATAACTGAGTCTTTTATCCGTTCAATCATGGAAATAGCTTCGTTGTATGTCATATTAGTAGCGCTTTGGGGACAAAGATACGAAAAATACAATAGTTACTTATTAATTATCCTTTCATCATCATTATATCCGCCCTCATTTCTATGTAGTCCTTATATTTATCTGGATCGTTTACATAATCAATAACTCTATTTATTGCTATTTCCGCCTGTTTTTGCTTGACTTTCGTGTAATACCTTATGATTCCTTTACTCTTGTCTGAATGTCCAAGGCAGTAATCTATCACACCCTCGGGAATTCCAAGTTCGGAAGCGAACTGAGCAAAAGTTTTGCGGGCTGAATAAAAACAAAGAGTTTGTTTAATTCCTAAATGCTCTTTTAACTCTCTCATGCAGAGGTTGATGTACTTCTGTAGGTTTGGGTAGGTGTAGGAATATCCTAAATCCAATACTCCTTTCTTACTTATATATTTTGTTATAATAGACTTCGCTTCCTCGTGTATCGGTATTGTAATATTTGATTTTCCGGTTTTTGCATGGATCGTCTTAGTTCTTTCAAAAGAGAGAACATTGCCTGATAGGTTTACTGATAGTAAGTCCTTCAAGTTAATACCACACAAATAAAAAGAGAGTAGTAGCATGTCTTTGCCTAATTGCATGCGCTTTCCTTCTACTACTGTATTTCGTATTTTCTGGAATTCTTCTATTGTCAGATCACACTCTTTAGGTTCGGCTGTTGGTATTTTAGTGTATGCAAATGGGTGCACATCTGTTTTCAGAACACCTGATTTGATTAGTTCGTTGATTCGGGCTTTCAAATGGGTAAGCCTTAATCCTATGTTGCCATTAGCGTATCCTTTCTTTGTCATCCATTTCTTGAAGTGTTCAATTAACAAAGTATTGATTGCCTGAATGGGTATATCTCCTTCGGCGTTTGTAAACACCCGTACAGTCTCCTCATTCATCTTAGCATAGCTTTCCCTGCCTTCCTCTCTAATCTCATAAATTCGCTTTCGCCAAAATTCTAGAAATGAAATGTGAGAAGGTTTTTCTTTGGAAGTGATAATTTGTTTGATCTGTAAAGCAGTGAGCCACTCTTTGTCTTCTATTGAATTATATTTTTCTTTATATTGTGAGAATACAAACTCTATCCGTTTGTTCATTATACTTGCATCTTTGCGATAAACGACTTTTCCGTTTTCGAATTCTGCAATATCATCTAACAGAAATTCTGTTTTGATGTAAGTACGATCTTTCTTTTGGGAGATGCAGACTAAGATTGGGAGCCTGCCATCATGTTCCTTAATGGAACTCAAAACTGTTAATCTGATTGTTGCCATAAGCTGAATAATCAAACACAATTCTACTATACAATTTTGTGCAAATATATACGCAGATTTATGTTTTTTTATTCAGAATTGAATTTTTAGAAAAGAAAAACGCTGATTAAATAATTGATAATCAGCGTTTTATTTAAGAGCCGCTAGCCAGACTTGAACTGGCGACCTACGCGTTACGAATTAGTGCCCCTTTTTTATACTTTTTGAACTATAATCCGCTTTGCTTTAGTCTTTTATCGCGTATCAATCTGCTGAGTTATAAAAGTTAGTACCGCGATTAGTACCGTATGTGCGTCTTGGGTTATTATTATACTTCTACAAAGTTAATCAATTAATCAATTGCTGCAAAGAACTAGTGTTGTTTTGTTCTTTATTTAATACGATTTCCTTAATTAAAAGCTACCTATTTTTGAGATATTTGCATAATATAAAACACTATTATTATGAATACAGCTAAAATTAATATTACTATTATTCTGTGGGCTTTTTCAATTCATTCAGATTGTAACGAATCTCTTCCATCATCACGTATAATTGACGAGCGTAATCATCAGAAGCGACAAGATGAGTTAGACCGCTTTGAGAAAGTTCTAGGAAAGAGCTGTATATTATTTCGTAATCTTTAGGCTCTAGTATTCTTTTGCAAATTTCTTGTTTTGAGTCAATTATGGTTTTTACGATTTCCCTTAATCTGTCATATTCGTTTAAGGCGATGGCGTATTCGACCATTATTTTTAGGGTATTGATGGCTTTGCGATAATCACCTGCCAATAGGCAGACATTCAAATATGTATTTTCGATTTTGTATAATGTTGCAGTCATAGACCTAACACCAGATATAGATAAATCTTCTCGTGTACTTTCTATGCTTTTTTTTAATTTGTCATTCGCCTGGTTTATTTCATCTTTCAAAGAGTCACTTATTCGGTTTACTTCATCTTTGATTTTTTGTTCTATAGTTACCGCATTGTATATCTGCCATCCCATTAACATTGTTACAAGAAATGACAGAATCCCTACAATTACTCCGATATAGTCAATTCCTAATGATTTATTTGTTGGCAAAGAAATACATATAGCAACTATACTACATACTATTGCTACTATCGATAAACAATTACTCCAATATGATTTGGCCCAATTTTTCATGATTTTTTTTATGAGATTTTGCGAATTAAGGTGTTCTAAATTTTTTATTGGTTGATAATTTCTTGTTTAATAAATATTATTTCTTTATAGACATTCCTGTAGCAGAGTAACCCACAATATTACCATTAATAGTAATTGTATTTATTGATAAATCGATAATTCCATTTGCTCCACTTTCCACTGCTATATTATATAACTCTCTAACTGCATCGTCAGGAGTGGCATATATGAATTTGCCGTACTTTATTTTTGTTTTATTAGCAATATAGTAAGCATCTTCTTTTTTCTCTGCTTCTATATTTAATACTTCGTATCCGCTTTTTATATTAACCATTATTCGTCCTATTGCTTCATATTCAAACCTTACTGTGTTAAATTCGGTTATATAGAAACCTTTAGAGGTATATTCAGAATAATCAACTACTCTTGATTCATTGATGTATGGGTATTTGACAGAAACGCAGGATGCTATAATGAATGTACAGAATAACATCATTAAAATAATTTTCTTCATGTTGTTTTGTTAAGATAAAATTGAGATTTATATTTCTTTGATATAAGCACATCCATATATATAACCACTATCACTTTTCCATATACGAAATTTTACAGGCGTCGATCCTCCTAACTTAGATATAATATAATGTAGCTCTTTGTTGCTTTTATCTTGAAAATCTTTGGGTATGTAAGCTACTAATTTATTATTATCCTCCCTATATATTCCAACAGCGTATTTATCATATTGGTTGTCATTTTCCGCATGTGCGTATCCGATGTGTACTCCGTAATCGTTTTCTACTAAATTACGGTACTTCATCCCTACTAATTCCCAATAGCAATAATCATTACCCGGCTTTTCTAAATGATCTGATGTTGTATTGGTTTTAGCTATTGTTACATTAGTCGGATTCTCGATAGAGGTTGGTACATCCGTTTTTTCATTTGTTTTTATTGCAACCCTAATAACAAAAAATAGCACTATGACTATTGCAATGATAATTATTATTCCCATGTCTTGTTGTGTATTTAATTAATAATTTACGCCCAATTCTTTACACTCACTACCCCTACGACTATCGCCCAATCGCTAATTTCTTCGACCGGAAGATCATACGGTTTATAGCCTTCTTCCTCATTGAAAGATACGCATTTTATATACCCTTCCTTTTCGGACTCCTGAATCTTCTTAACTACAATACCATCATTCGTCGCGAGCGCATATACTTCGCCCCAACGTAGGTGGGTCCGACTCGTCCAGATTTTGCAGGCGACTATATCACGTTCGTTAATACTTTGCTCCGGGCAATTCCGATTTATCATACTTCGGCCACGCGTGCGTATTGTAAAATCACAGTTAGCGAGGTCGGGTATTACATAAAAGTCGCAATCTGACTTCTTAATAGCCACGCTAAAGCCATTTGGTACGCCACAACTTGCGGCATGCTCTTCAATATGAGGAATTGCTCTTTCGCGACGGTTATCTTCACAGTGAGGAATAGCTTTGCTTTTTTCAGTTAAAATCATTTCTCCTACGCCTGTTTTTAGCCAAACTATATTTAGATCAGGGTATGCGGTCGATATTTTATCGAGTGTGCGAACTCTAGTGTTTTCTCCCATTTTGCTAACAGCATCGTTTGAAAGCCCGCTGTTACGCTCTAATGTGGCCTTGTCTGTGCCTTTATAAGCAATGTATTCAAGTAGACGCTCTCGTAATCCCATATTGTTTTAATGTTAATTAGATCTAATATCGATAATAAAATCGATTTAAATTCGATATTATATCGAATAATATATATCTTTGTCGCATCAAAGTTAATCAATCAATTAAGAACAACAAACTAAAAGCAGTAAAATCACAATTAAAATATATACGATTATGAATACAACGTCAAATTTTAAAAAAGGTAATAATGATGGTTATGTAGAATTAATTAATACTACAGTTGGCAAAAGACATCTAGCTGTTACCGCCGTGAAATCCAAATTATTTAAAACTCTTAAAGGAGCAGAGAGATTCATGAATGCAGAGGGATATAATAGAATTTAAGTTTAATCAGTAGGGCTTTTGCCCTACATAATATATCAATTATGGATACACCAATTAAACCGACATTACTCGCAATGAAGATAGGCGATAAAATCGAATTTCCAAAATCGAGACGAAAATCAGTAAGAACAACCGCAACGGATATTAAAACTGATGTCGGTATGAAGTTTACTACTGAGGTGAAAGAAGATAAAATCTATGTAAAACGGTGTGAATAAAAGATTATGGATAGATATAACGAAATATTGTTAGCTGCCGAAGGATTGCCTTTAAGTAAAACGCAGGCTTCCATATTGGTAGGAGGCCGCAGTAGGTTGGAAAGACTCGCAGCAGAAAAAAAGATTCGATACATTAAAACCACTGACAAGAAGAATGGTCGATGGGAGTGCAACGGATCAGACGTACTAAGATATACAGTAGTAACTACTAAACACTCTTCATTATGCTAACACTAAAGCAAACCCCACCTGCCTTAATTGGCATGTTTCTTACTATTGGTCTGGCTGATGGCGATCCAGAGCCCGGAAAATTAACTGTCGCACTGCTGATTCTGGTTATGACAATTCTGTATGTGCTTGTGTGTAACGAAGTAAATAGACGCAAAAATGGCGCATCCTGATTGTATCGGTAATTGCCGTAAATGTACTGTACTCGGTGCGTGCCCTTCTGACCTGGTGCATTGTGAGGATTGCGGTGAAGAGATTGGACCGGGGGAAGGTATTGAGATCGAGGTCGAAGCGGTGGATCACGGAAGGCACGGAACGAAAATGATAACGGTTTGTGTGGGATGTTATGAAGCGCTTTATCAAAATGAAATGATTGAAGATAATTTTTAAATATAAGATTATGACACACTGGAAAACTCAATTCAATTATCAATGGTTAGGCGCGTATAGCCTGCCGGATGGCAAAGATATAATTCTCACTATCCGCGAAATGAAACGCGAAGAGGTAATCGGAAATAGCGGAAAAAAAGAACTCTGTTTGATCGCTTATTTTCATGAAAATGCAAAGCCGATGATTGTCAATAAGACAAATTGTAAGGTATTGGAAAAACTATTTAAAACTCCAATGATCGAAGAATGGAGTAACAAACAAATACAAGTAGGTGCTACTCGCGTTGATGCATTTGGCGATAAAATGGACGCACTTCGCATTCGTCCGTTTGCTCCTAAATTGGCCGATGATCGTGTGACTGTTGAAACGGGATCGCCTGTCTGGAAAAATATTCTCGATGCTATTGCAGGCGGTTATACTGTCGCCACTGTAATTACTAAGTATCAGCTTACTAAAGAACAAATAAAAGAACTACAGAAACATGAATTGCATTAGAATAAACCGCGCTACTACTTGCGGAATAAGAACATGCGTAGGCGAATTATTTGAGGCCCACGGCTTTCAATTCTGCGTAACAAATGAAATTGAAAACGGTATGTACTATGCTATTGAACTGCAAACGGGTATGAGTGCATGTTCTCATTTAATTTGCGAATATAAAACTGAACAGGAATGCATTGATAGTATAAAAACGTGGATTATGTATAATGGTAAACTGTTTACAGATCGCACCTTTGAATCAAGCAAAAAGACACTTGCCAAGTATAATATAAATTTCCCATTAAATAAAAAAGTATGAAATCTCCTGAACAAAAAGAATTTGAGTGGAAAGAAAAAAGGCGTGGAAAAATTACTGCTTCGACTCTTCCTGATTTAATGAAAGAGGGTAGGGGTTGCCCGTTTGGTAAAACTGCTCTTGATGTGATGTACGCGATTCGCTACGAGCGGCGAACAGGACTAATCCGGGAAAACGGAAATAATAAGGCTTTTGAGTGGGGGCATGAAAACGAACCGCTTGCCGTAGAATGGGTACGTACTCAGTTACTCAATGAAATCAAATCATGTACAAACGATTTCAAAGACATAGTATTTAATGAACCGTTTGAAGGCTTTGGCGATTCTCCTGATTTTTATCTGTATGACGTTACCGGGAAAGTTATTGCATTAGGTGAGATTAAATGCCCGATGTCACAAGGAAAGATTGAGTCGTTGCAACTATTATCTGAGATAAACGAAAAAGACGAGTATTATTGGCAATTTCTCGGCCACTTCCTCGGCCGTCCGGACGTTGACACGCTTTATTATGTGATCTATGATGGATATACCAATACAGGGCGCATACTTGAAATGAAAAGAGCGGACCATGTTGGCAACATTAAAAAACTGTATGATCGTATTCGATTATCGAATGAGATGATAGACGAGTCGTTACGCTCTAAGAGTGATTTCATTGATTGTATCAACAAGGCAAAGGAAGTTCTATCCTTAAAACTACAGATTGAAGAACTTAAACCAAAATCAAAGAAGAATATACCTATTCAGAATCAGATATATAAGCTGAGAAAAGAACTACGTAAATTGAAAGTATCGTCACAACACTAATACATATTATTAACATTTTAACAACACAAAATTATGATGCACAACTGGTTTTTATGCAAAATTCGTTACGAGAAAGTAATGGAGAACGGAATGAATAAAAAAGTAACCGAACCTTATTTGGTAGATGCACTCAGCTTTACAGAAGCAGAAGCACGGGTAATTGAAGAGGTATCTCCTTTTATTTCTGGTGAATTTACCGTAGTAGATATTTCACGTGCTCATTACAGCGAACTATTCCCGAGTAACGAAGAGCCTGCGGATAAATGGTATGCTGGACGTCTTGCCTTTGTCACACTGGATGAAAGGACCGGAAGAGAAAAGCGTACCTATACAAATGTGCTTGTGCAGGCCGCTGATCTTCGCGATGCAATGAAAAAAGTCGATGAAGGAATGAAGGGTACTATGGCAGATTATCAGTCAATAGCACTGAAAGAAACGACTATAGTTGATGTTTACCCGTACACGACGAAATAATAACAGCGTGCCAGGTGAAAGCCCTGGCAAACGGATAATTGGCGGAATTGGTAGACGTTAACGCGCTTGTGAGTCCACGCAAAAAATAGCAAGCTAAGCAGAGAAATTTGGGCAATTTTCATCCTGGTTCGAGTCCGGGGTTATCCACTTATTTATAAATCAATTTAATCATGGCAAAGTATAACAATGTAAAGTATAAAGGATATGATTCTATACGTGAATATAATCGTGCACAAGAGCTTAATTTGTTGCAAAATAGAGGAATTATATCCGGTCTGTTAGAACAGGTCAAATACGAGCTTATTCCGGCCCAATACAAATATTATGAAGTGCAAGGGAAACGAAAGGTACTGCAAAAGAAAGAACTAATCGAACGGGCTTTATCATACCGTGCCGACTTCGTGTATTTCCGTGATGGTGAATTGGTAGTAGAAGATTCAAAGGGAATGAGGACTAAGGATTATATAATTAAACGAAAACTCATGCTTTATATGCATGGGATTAAAATAAAGGAGGTGTAGATATGGCAAAGAAAGTCATTCAATTACAAAGTAAACCGGATTGCCGGACGTGTAAGAATGGAGATAAAGAAAAGAATTATATGTGTTACTGCTCCGCTCTAAGTGTTTTTAGATCGGTAGGCATAAGGCCGTGCAGTTATTATGTCGCTCGATGATGGATGGATATACTTTAACTGAGAAAATGAGGAAAGCACGAAGGCGTAATAGGCTTACCGCTACCGAACAAGCACTATTCTATGAGTTAGTTGCCGTTTGTAATAGCGAGGGTTGGGAGGACGTATTTAGTTGCTCAAATATAGAACTGTGCGGCTCGCTAAATATAGACGAAAAGACACTTGTTCGCGCTCGGTTATCATTAATCAACTCGGGATTGGTTTTTTATAAGTCTGGAAAAAGTAAGAGGATTGTAGGACTTTATTCATTTATTAAGCCCTTCAAAGAATCAACTACCGGAAAAAATACGGTAGTTATACCAGCCAAAAAGACAGCCCAAATGCCAATCGATACGCCAGTAGATCAGCCAGCCAATCAGCCAATAGATCAGCCAGCCAATACGCCAGACTCTTATAAAACTAAAATAGAAACTAAACTAAAACTACTCTCTATATCTCTCGATGATTTGAGCTTTGTTTCTTCTGATTTTTTAGATGTCTTTTTGCTGTGGCTGGAATACAAGAAGGAGCGAAAAGAGAAGTATAAGTCTAATAAGTCGCTTAAGCTATGTTATGACAAGCTGATTAAACTTAGTCATGCGAATGCAAACAACGCCCTTGAAATAGTGAATCAATCGATAGAACGTAATTGGGCGGGCTTTTTTGAATTAAAAAATAATATAACGGATGGAAACAAGGAGCAGAAAAACAGTAACGATAGGGCAGATACTATCATACGGACGGCCGATTTATGATAATCCCGTACCGGAAGAGGATCGGCCGGAATGGTTCAAAGAGTGTTGTAAGTTCATTTGCCCCGGTTTTGTCATTGATAACATGAATCGAAATATTATGAATCAGCTTTTTTTATATACAGAGAACCGATCAAAAAAGCTTGATTCGCAAAAAGGGATCATGTTATGTGGGACTATTGGGACAGGTAAATCGACGATTATACAGATATTGAATCGTTATAGCTACTTTACCAGAGGCAGAAATCTAGGAGATTACCCGATAGGTGGGTTTCGGATAGAGTCAGCTTCATATGTTGCAAATAACTTTTCTATGAGAGGTAAAGATGCTCTTGATTTGTATACGTATAACAATGGCAATCCTCGTACAATCTGTTTTGATGAATTGGGGCGAGAACCACGTCCGGCTAAATATTTTGGTACGGAGTTAAACGTCATGCAATATATCTTTCAATGTCGGTATGAGCTTAGACGTGAAGCATTAACTCATGTTACAACGAATCTTACAGTCGAAGAGATACAAGACAAATATGGAGCGTATATAGCTGATCGAATAAATGAGATGTTTAACGTGATAAGATTAGACGGAGCGAGTAGAAGATAACTCTAACAAATTTATGCCATGTGTTCAAATAGAAAAAACAGAAGTGCGCGGAAGTGGATCGGAGAGCCCGTAAAGATCGTTTCCCGGCTCAATCCTGAACAATATAAAAGAGCCAATGCGATAAAAGAAAAATACGGTTTTAAAAGTGTATATGAAATCAATCAATATTTATGGGCTTCATTTCTTCGAGTAGCCGATCCAGAACATGAAGAGAATACCGATCCTGTACCAGATGAAATCGAAGCTATGTTTTGTGATTATTCAAACGCGGAGCGACGATTCGAGTATGTGAAACCAAAGAAAAACCTACCTCAGTATCAAATAGACGAGATAAACGGACAACAAAAATTAAATTTTAAAGAATGAGAAAATTAACAAACGCAAATTATTTACATGATGTTCCTGTAGATCATCTTGTAGTAAATGAACAGAACCGGGGCTATATAGATCGGTTTGTATCAGAGAATTATAAACGCCTTAGTAAGAAATTTATGAGGCTAAGTGGTAACATAAATTCGAGCGGATTCGGCGCAATGGATAAGCTTAACGAAACTATCGTTTCGCTTTATACTGATCCTGCATTATGTTTCGCGGATTGGGGTGAGGCGGAAAGGTATATGTCGAGTAAATTCACAGAGAAGGAAATACGTATTCCGGTGAAGAAACCAATGAAAGATAAACATGATTGAATTTAACGAAAATCAAGATAGAAATGAATACAACTTTTGAACGATCTGCAAACGCTTCCGATGAATGGTATACACCACGAGAAATCATTGAAGCATTAGGTGAATTTGACCTTGATCCATGTGCTCCCATAAAACCACTTTGGCACACAGCTAAGATAATGTACAATAAAGCTGATGATGGTTTAACGAAGGATTGGGTAGGTCGTGTTTGGCTTAATCCACCTTATTCCCGTCCACTTATTGAACAGTTCGTTAAACGGCTGGCAGAGCATGGCAACGGCATAGCATTGCTTTTTAATCGTTGCGATTCAAAGATGTTTCAAGATGTAATATTCGAGAAGGCAACAGCGATGAAGTTTTTACGTAACCGGATTTGTTTCTACCGGATGGACGGCACTCGCGGAGATTCGCCCGGTTGTGGAAGTATCTTGGTTGCTTTCGGTGAAGGGAACGCAGAGGTATTAAGAACTTGCAATATTGCGGGTAAATATGTTAGAATCAATTAGCGTAAAATAATAAAGAAAGGAACAAAAATATGACAGTAGAAGATTTAATCAATGAGCTTATGAAAGTGAGTGATAAAATGAAAGAAGTAAAATTCAACATCAAAATAGAAGATGATTATTCTTATGAAAATGTAGCGAAGGATGTGCGAGAGCAATCCGATGTGATCATATACAACTGGTAATTAATTCAATTTTGAATAGAAATGAATGAAACTAATCGAACGCAAAAAGAACCGGATTATTTCTATCGTCGGCATATGGGTAGTTTTAAGCTGTATCGAAATAATCATGATGGAACCGCTGATAAAATAGATCAGAGTTGGGACGAAGAGACTATACGTAAAAAAACATATGGTCTGAACGGATGGGATTATAAACCTAAAAGTGAACTAAAACAACATGTATAGAAAAGCTATATGTATCTGATAAGTCAAATAAAATGCGTATCGGGCGATATGTCTAATATGCATTCTGTCGAGATTGAGACGGAAAACATAGAAATTACGCGAAGCGAGTTACATAGATTGTATCAATGTGATAGGATATTATTTATTTATGAACAATTGAAATAGAATACAATGAGTCGAAACCCATACTACATTAAAATGATTAACTCGGCGAGGTGGAAAGCTCTTCGCGCTAATAAGCTGCGTTCTAATCCGATTTGTGAGGAATGTGAGAAAAGAAATCTTAGTACACTTGCTACAGAAGTACATCACATTGCCCCGGTGGAATCTGTACCACATGAGTTTGGTATGAGGCAGTTAATGTTTAATTACTCGAATTTGGAAAGTTTATGCCATCCGTGCCATGCTGAGATACATCGACGTGCGTTCAGTCATTCGAAAGAGGCGATTCAGGCGAATAATAAACGGGTAACAGAGAGGTTTGCAGATAAGTATTTGAAAGAGTAAAATTATTTTGTTTGTTTTGGTGAAAATTTTTATAGATAATGGAGCTTGGTTAATAAGAATATTTTATATTTGTACATCTTAAAAAAAAATAATATTATGACGACAGAAAGGAAAGAAAACTTAATAGAGAAAAAATTAAAAGAGACATGTGGTATTATTATGCCTATTGCACCTCATGCTGATTATCCTAAAGAACATTGGAAAGATGTTTATAATATTCTTCGTGAAGCGATTGAGAGAACCAACTTTGAACCGAAGTTAGTTAGTGATGATGTTGCTGTAGGGTTGATTCATGATAGGATTGTTACAAATATTTATAACAATGAAATAGTAGTGTGTGATGTAAGTTCCAAAAATCCCAATGTAATGTTTGAATTGGGGTTGAGATTGGCATTTGATAAACCTACGATAATAATAAAAGATGAACTAACAGGATATTCATTTGATACTGGTGTTATTGAGCATATTAATTATCCATCATCGTTGAGATTTGCTGATATTGTGGCATTCCAAGAAGAACTCGTTAACAGGATAAATGCCACATATGTAAGATCACAAAAGGAGACAGGATATTCTCCATTCTTAAAGAGTTTCGGTAAAACGTTGGTTGCTGCATCTATTAAACCTACCGAAGTGTCTGAGATTCATTATATTATAGATGAGCTGAAAGATTTAAAAAGAGAAGTGGCGATGTTAAGAATTGAAAATGCATGGGAAGAGGATAATAGTTCTACGAAAAAATATAAAACTTTCATTTCTTCCCCTAAATCAAATATCAACGTTTCCGATAATGATGAAATTAAGGATGTTTTTACTTTCATTAATACTGCCAAAATTAAATAGATTTAAGTGTTTTTAATTTTACCCCTTCTCATCTGTATTTTATAATATTTCAAAACCGCTTTCCTTGATGATGGGGGGCGGTTTTTTATTTCCAGCCTGTATCACTTAAACCCACTTCCTCTATTTTTTACACGCGCGAATAATTTTCAAAATGAGGGGGTATACGTTGGGGGTTAACTCTTCTACTGTAAACTTACGCGCTACCAAATACTTACCATGTTTTCATATGTGTAAAAAGCATATAAAAACATGATCGATTTAGATGACATCAAAGAAAAGATTCGTACCGCGATGGAATCACAAGGAACATATACAGAAGATTTAGAATTATGTATATCTCTTTGTGCAGGCTCTTATGTTGCGTTTAAAATCGCTCTTAATGACATTACTAAAAAGAAAAAATCATATGTAATTGAAGTTTCGCGTGAAGGCAATAAAAAACTGGTTGCACATCCTTCTTTTAAAGTTTTATTTGATTCTCTCGAAGTAACTCGTAAGCAGTTACGGGAATTAGGCCTTACATTACAGACGCTTTCTTCTTCCGATGATGACGAGGTTACCGATTTAATTAATGAAGTAAACAAGGCTGATGATGACGAATAAGGATGATCTCATACGTTTAAAAGCTGATACTATCGAGCTATTACGTTCTATTGATATTGGTTTTTATCAACTTGATAAAGCAGATATACGATTAAATATATATATAACGAATTGTATCAGTAATCCGGATGCACACAACCTATACGAGTTACTTGCAATCCGCCGCTTTTTCTATCTGCTGGATAAGTATGATTTTCGCCCTGGTAAAGTTCGGCGGTTTACTGTGTTTTATGAAAAGTTGAAATTCTCCGGAACACAAGGATTGACACGCTATAAGTTAACTCCTGTTCAAGTATTCCAGTTCTCGAATATTCTAGGCTTTTACAGACCGGGAACAAACAAACGCCTAATTCGTGACGCTCTGTTATTTGTTCCTCGTAAATTCAGTAAAACGACAAGCATAGCCAGTTTAGCGGTATTCGATTTGTTATTTGGTGACGCGAATGCTCAGGCTTACGTAGCGGCAAACTCTTATAATCAGGCAAAGATTTGCTTTGACGAAATCCGTAATATTTTAAAAGCACTTGACCGTAGGCTACGACGCTTCAAGATTAACAGAGAGATAATTAATAACAAAATAAAGGGAAAAACATCTTTTGCGCGATGTTTGGCATCTACTCCGGATAAACTAGACGGGCTTAATGCAAGCACAGTAATCGTAGACGAGTATTCACAAGCCGATAGCGCAGCATTGAAGAATGTTCTAACTTCTTCAATGGGCGCACGGCTCAACCCTTTAACTATTGTAATAACAACTGCCTCAGATAAGCATACAACTCCATTTACTAAGATGCTTGCCATGTATAAATCAATTCTACGTGGTGAGGCTGAAAACGATTCGATTTTCGCACATATTTTCGAGCCGGACATAGACGATGAAGAAGGCGACCCGGCAACATGGCGAAAGGTTCAACCACATTTAGGTATAACTGTTTATGAAGATTTTTATAGAGAAGCATTCCAAAAAGCATTATATAGTGCAGAAGATGCACTCGAGTTCCGCACAAAGTTATTAAATATCTTTGCTTCCAATGCTAATACCGTTTGGATCGAGGCAAAACAAATTGAAGAGCGATATAACGCGATCAAGGTAGAAAATATCAAGAGTAACCCTCCTACGATGGTAGGTGTTGATTTATCAGTACGTGATGACTTTTCGACAGTCACATACAATATCTATTCACCTGATTCCGGATCGTTCCACTCTGTTACGGATTACTATTTTCCCGAAGGAGCCTTACGGAATCATCCTAACCGTGAATTGTATGAAGGGTGGGCGAATTCAGGTTATTTAAAGCTATGTCCGGGTGAAGTAATTGATTATGAGATGATCGCGAATGATATTCTGGCCCGAGCAAAGTATTTACAAATACTTGGGATTGGTTATGATCCGTACAAATCGGCTGAGTTTGTTAACTTATTGTCTGCGTCCGCGAGTGGTGCAAGTGACTATATTAAGCCTGTAAAGCAGACGTATGGAACATTCACAAGCCCTGTTGAATCGTTTGAACTGGCATTGTATCGTAACAAACAAACATTCGATCCCAATCCCATAACGCCCTACTGTTTTTCTAATGCAGTTTTGGATGAAGATAGAAACATGAATAAAAAGCCTATCAAAAGGACTCACAATAGTAAGATTGATTCTACGATAACTAACTTAATGACATATTATTTATTTAATAACCATACATAACACGACATGAATTTAAGTTTTAATATTGGTTTTAGTGTAGGCAAAGATAGTAAACGTTCTTTGTCTAGTGATGCAGAGGCAGATAATAAACCTCCTGAAAAAACTCTTGAAGTAGTGGGTGGCTCAACGCGTGAACAGCCTGTTTCAGTGAAAACACCTGAGCAAGCTATGCGTTTATCAACAGCATTTAGGTGTACCGATATTCTGTCGGGTACTATTGCTTCACTTCCGTTTCATATAAAGAGAAAACGACCTGCAGGAAATTATGCGGTAGATACAGAGAATGAACTTCATTATCTGCTAACAAAGAAATCAAGCAAAAGGATGAATAGTTACGATACTATGTGTAACGCGATCATTCAGATGTTAAATCAAGGTAATGCTTATATTTTTATTCGTAGAGTTTTCGGTGATGTTTCAGAGCTTATTCTTTGTTCTAACGGCTCCGTTTTTTACGATAAGATAAGGAACGTTTATACGATTTGTGACCCAATAAACTTTATATACGGAACTTACGAGTCTAATGATGTCATACATATTAAAAATAAAAGTCTCGACGGTGGGTATACAGGAGTGAGCGTAATATCTTATGCGGTAACCGGATTTTCAGTAGCGGCAAGTGCAGATAAACAGAGCTTAGAAACTTTTCAGAATGGCGCGCCTGTTAAAGGAGTAATTTCTGGTGTGAAAGGTGAGGCCAGAGGGCTTTCTAGTCTCACAGACGAACAGACAGAAACAGTAGGCAATAGGCTTGATGCGCAATTTAAGAAGGGGCAAAATATAGCTTCTGTTAGTGGAGATATGCGATTTCAACAGCTTTCTATTAGTCCGGTGGATGCTCAATTAATGGAGCAAAAGAAATTTTCCGTATTCGACCTCTGTCGTTTTTACGGAGTACATCCTGACAAAGTATTCTCCGGGCAAACACAAAACTATAAAGCTTCTGAAATGAGTCAGGTTGCCTTTTTAGCTGATACACTTGATCCGATTTTATGCCGTATAGAGGCAGAGTTTAATGCAAAGCTGATTCCTCGCCCCGTTTCTGGTATTTATAAAATCGAATTTGATCGGAAGGCTCTCTATAAAACCGATATAGCCACTCAAACCGCTTGCATGGAGAAAGAGATACAATACGGCGTTTCAACGGTCAACGAGTGGCGCGTAGCTCGTGAAGATAAAGAACCTATTCCGGGTGGAGATACGGTGTTTATGAGTTGTAATGTAGCTCCTATCGATTCTGTTAAAATTCGTGGCGATAATCCTAATGGAAAAGGCGAGCAACCAAATACAGAAGAAAAAACATAAAGTTAAACAGTGATATAAAACAATGGAAATACGAAGTTTTACAGAACTAGGAGCGCCAAAGATTACCGAAGAAAGAATAATTGAGGGGTATGGAATTGTATTTAATCAGGAAAGTAAAGTTATCTATGAACCTCAAAGAAAGCTCACTTTTATTGAAGTTATAGAAAGAGGTGCGGTTACGGAAGAATTGTTAATGAATTGCGATATAAAGGCTGTACTAGAACACGATGCGAACAGACTATTAGCCCGTTGGCGATACGGTTCTGGCTCTCTTTCTCTTTCACTTGACGATTACGGACTGAAATATATGTTTGATTCTCCACATACAGTTGATGGCGACTTCGCTGTAGAAATGATAAAGCGTGGTGATATTTTCGGTTCGTCATTTAGATATTTTACTGATGACAGAGACAAGGGTAAGGTTACTTACTCAAAGAAAAATGGAATGTTATTGCGTATAGTACATAAAATAGATCGTATAGCAGATGTATCTCCGGTATCTGATCCCGCATTTTATGGAACAGATGTCACAGTGAGAAGTATGGACGATATCGAAGCTATGATACGAAATAAAGATAACGATTATTTAACTCAATTAGCAACACTTAAAAATTTAATTTGACATGACAAAGTTAGAAGAAATCTCTCTTATCAAAGAGCAAATGAGAAATTTATTATCAGTGGCAAAAGGTGAAGAAAGAAGCCTTACAGAGCCCGAACAAGAACAATTTAACGATCTGTTGTCCCGAAAGAATCAGCTTGCCATTGACGAAGCATTGCGAAGCTTGGAGACTGATAAGAGAGCAGGTTTAACAGTAGATAAAAAGACTGTGTTTGCGAAAGCTTTGTTTGATATCTGTAATAGCCGTTCTTTAGCGGATTATGGCGGTTTTGCGGATGCTAAAGGTATTACATTTGCATCAAGAGCGGAAAGTGCTCCGGTTATTACTGATACTGCGGCGGCGGCTTCAATGGTTCCTACAACCATTGGAGATGTTATTAAGCCGTTAGAGAAAGGGCTTATTGTTAGTAAGTTGGGTATTAAAATGCAGTACGGTTTAGTAGGTGAACTCATTTTCCCAACTTTGGCGGCAGTTGAAGCAACCATTGAGGGCGAAAACGCAAAGCTTAATCCTACGAAACTTGATATCGGCAACTTGAAGGCCAGTCCGTGGCGTGTTGGTATTTCTATTCCTGTTTCAAATGACGCAATCGATCAGACTAATGATGCATTGTTTGAAATTTCTGTTGAGCAATTGTCGTTATCGGTCTCTCGTTTACTCAACAAAGTAATGTTTTCAAGCGAAAAAGTAGGCCGTGCTTCTAATGGTGTTTTTGTAAAAGAAACACCTAATGTTGAGTACGAGAGCGCATTAACGTTTGAAAACGTGGTTTCATTAGAAACAGATGTAATGGATGCGGGTATAGATGTTTCAGACGGGACAGCCGCCTATGTGTGTAGTCCTAAAGTTTATGGGAAGCTGAAAACTACTCGCATTGAAGCCGGATCACCTGAAATGGTACTTAAAGATGGTATGATGAACGGTTACCCGGTACTGATGACAAACTATATGAAGGCTGGCGAGCTTGGCTTTGGAGTCTTTTCTAATGCAGGTATCGGGCAATGGGGTAAAATGCGATTGACGATTGATGATAAATCACTTGCAGATACAAATGAAACCAAATTTACATTAAACTCGAAGTATGACATTGTTGTAGCTCGGCCAGAAGCTTTCGCAATTGCTAAGAAAAAGGCAGCGCCTGCAAAAGCATAATAACCAAATTTGAATATTAATTTAAGAGGGCTGTGGCTTCGGCCTTAGCCCTCTTCTAATCTTGTAACAATGGCGCAATACGTAACACTCGAAGAACTCAAACAGCATTTAAATGTTGATTTTGATACGGACGATACATATATCTCCGGTTTGATTGAACCCGTTCAGCTTGTGATTGAATCATATCTAAATGCCCCTCTTGATACATTTGTAAAGGATAATAAGATAGATGCGCGAATATGGCATGCAGTTTGCATTATCGTTGCAAATTATTATGCAACTCGTGAAGAGGTAACGTTTGCAACTCCTAATATCATTCCCGGGCATGTAATGCTTTTACTTCAACCTTTAAAACGATACACATAATGCAGGCAGGGTTACTAACAGAAATAATAAGTTTCCTCCGATCGGAAACAGTTCGCGACACTTTAGGTGGGACGTCTGAAAAATGGATAGAGGTTCTAAAAAAACGCGCATGCGTCCGATTTAAATCCGGTGTACGTCGCGAGGTTAACAGTGAGATTTTGAACAGCTTTTCTATCACTATAACGATTCGGTATTGTAAGGATATTAACGAAAAAATGCGTATCGAATACGAAAATAGAAAATACAATATTCTCTCTATCAATCGTGACAGAAAACAGCAGTCGACAGTTATTGAAGCGGAGGTAGTCAATGAGTAACGTTGTGCAGGCATCATACCGTGTCGGGGTTGATGTTAAAAAAGTGAATGCTTTATTGTCTCAGTTGAACGATAAGGACTCTAAAAAGGCAATTAAAGCAGACCTTAGAAAATCAGCAAGCATTATTCGTAAAGAAGCTCAAAAAAATTGGGTTGCATCTGTGCCTAATGGTGCAAAGATGAAAAAAGAAATTAATCTCGCTGTGTATCGTAATGCATCTGGGGCACGTGTAGATTTGTTAGATAAAAGAAGAAAGGAATCTAAACAGTTTACTTTGAAATTTTTCGATTCAGGTACAAAAGAAAGGAAAGTACTTGGGAAAAAATCAATAAAGGCTGGTGCTAATCGAGGTGTTATTAACGCTACCAATTTCTTTGCAAATGCAGTTAATAGTAAGAAGACGGAGGCGGAGAGCTCGCTTGAACAAAATCTAATCGCCTCAATACGAAAAGTAATAGACAAAAATAAATGAGTATATCAATTAGTAAACATATTTATAGTAAGTTATCCAATTCTATTGAGCTTGCCTCACTTGTTGGTGATAAGATTTATACTATATCAACTAAAAGCGAAACGACTTTTCCTTTTATCGTATACAAACGAAGTGAATTAATACCTAACCATACAAAAGATAGATACGATACAGGGGATAAGGTTACTGTAGAAGTGATTGTTGCTACTGATAATTACTTCGATTCTATAAAGGTTGCAGAGGCGGTTAGAGTGGCTTTAGATGGCAACCGCGGCAAATATGATACTTTCAATGTCATAGACTCAAAGTTGTTATCTGCTGACGAAGATTTTATAGAGGACACATTCATTCAACGTTTAGTTTTCTCGTTTGAAACAGACACTGAGTAATTAACATTTAAAATAGTAAAACATGTCAAAACCAAAAGCAGTATTAGGAAAAGATTTTATGATGTTTACTGACGGAAAGGCGATCGCGCTTTCAACGTCCTGTAAATTATCTCTGTCAAGTGAAACTATTGATACACAAAGTAAGGATTCGGGTATATGGACAGAGAAGGATATTAAAAAATTGTCTTGGAATGGATCGAGTGAGAACCTTTTTAGCGCAGATGCAAATGCAAACAGCTACGATACATTATTCGCGTTAATGATTGCGCGCAAACCTATTGCTGTAAAATTCGGCATTCCAACGAATAAAGATTCCGAAGAATTACCAGAAGCAGGTTGGACTCCTCCTGCCTCTGGTGCATATTCAGGTGAGGCACTGATAACTTCGCTGGAATTGAATGCGCCAGACGGTGATAAAGTAACTTTTTCAGCAAGCTTTGAGGGTACAGGCCCATTATCAAAGGACAAATCAGCAGGTTAGTAATAATCGCGAGGGCAGGGGCTATAACTTTGCCCTCTCATTCAATAATGATGTAATGAAAACTATAATAATCAAAGGAAGTTCATATAATCTAAAATATACGATTCGGGCATTTTTTATTTTTGAAAATTTGACCGGATATCCTTTTTGCTTCGGTAAAGTACTTGACGAATATTTATTGTTCTATTCAATGATTCTTGCTAATAATGAGACTTTCGATCTCATATTTGACGAGTTTATCAATTTGTGCGACGAAGATTCAACTCTTTTCGCTCAGTTTAAAGAGTTTTTTTTAGCAGAGGTGAAAAAGCAATCTCAGGATACATCGAGCGTAAAAAAAAAGACAGTGAGAAAGAAGTAGGTATACAGGAGTTATATTCACGTGTAGTCGGTGAGGGCGGTATTTCTCCTGATTACTTCCTCGACAAAATGACCTTTGCCGAGGTACGTTGTTTTTTGGAAGGTTTAAATATGCGCAATCGGGAAAGCTGGGAGCAAACGAGGCTACTCGGTTATATAATAGCTCAGGCAAACAGTACAAAAACGCTTACTCCGTCTGATATAATTCGCTTTCCGTGGGACGAACAAAAAGATAAGAAAGATACTTCCGTTTCTGACGCAGATATGAAAAGATTACGAGAAAAAGCAAAAATAATTGAATCGCAAATGACTGAATAACATGGATATAATAACACGATTACTATTAAAAACAAATGACTTTGACGCGAACTTAAATAAAGCAAAGGGAAGCGTAAACGGTTTTCAGGGTGGTATTGCGAATATGGCGAAAACTGCCGGGGCTGGGGTGATGAAGTTTGCCGGGGCTATTGGTTTGGCGGTTGGTGCCACTGAGGCTTTCGGGAAAGTAATGAGTAGCAGTCAAACGTTAGGTGATGAATACGCCCGTACGATGGACGGATTAAAAGGAGGCGTAGATCAGTTCTTTTATTCTATAGGGAGTGGAGACTGGACTCCTTTTATGAGCGGTTTGGCCGAAACAATACGTTTAGCCCGTGATGCTTATGATGCAATGGACCAGTTGGGTAATACTCGAATGTCCTTTTCTTATTTTGACTCAAAAAATCAGGCGACAGTACAGGAACAAATTACTATTTTAAAGGATAAAGATTCGACAGAAGAACAAAAACAAGCGGCTAGGGAATTACTGGATAAAACCCTTAAAGATCAAGAGGAGATAGTAGGGCAGTATAGGCGTAGAAGTAATAATGCCGTGCAAGCGATGGTAAAGGCGGCAATAGGCATTGACGGAGTAGATGTCTCCATGATAGATATAGACAAAGTATTGCGACTCGACGTTTCCGCAATGGGGGACAGTCAAAAAGAAGAATTATCTAATCAGTATAAAGAGTTTGAAAGAGAGTATGATAAGTTAAAAGACAAGTTTACAAGGATGGAGGCCGTCGGGGTAGGTGAGAATATGTTCGTAACATCAGTGACGGATAAAAATGCATTATCAAAAGCCATGGCCCCGGTAATTGCAAAATATCAGGATGCCATAAAATACAACGCAATCTTAGTAAAAAAGAATGATGAATGGCTACAAGAGTTAGTAGGCGTAGCCTCTGCGGCCGAAAACGCAGATCGTAATTTACAAAGCATGACTAAGGCCGCGAATCGTGCATCTCAATCTGGAACGGGTAGAAAAACACCAAAAGACGAGCCTAATAAAAACTCTCTTGCCTGGTTCGATTCCGAAATCGTAAAGAAAAATAAAGAGTTGATAAAAGCCACTGATGCACAAGCTCGCGAAGCCATACAAAGTACAATAAACGAACTCGAGAAACAGAAAGTAGAATTATTAATCACAGAAAAAGACGGTAGCTTAGAAGCTCTTTCTCTGCAAATCTCCGAACTTAAAAAGAAGTATGCTATTGCGTCTACCGACGAAGCGAGAAAAGAAATTTATAATTTAATTACCGAATTAGAGTCTAAACAGCTTCATATTAATTTAACGGCAAAATTTAACGAAGAAAAAGT